GGGGGGGGGGAGGCTATCGGGCTATCATATGACACCTATACCGGAAAGCAGATCAGCAGCCAGCGGGCCATGCGACTGACGGCGGTTTTTTCCTGCGTCAGGGTGCTGGCAGAGTCGGTCGGGATGTTGCCCTGCAATCTGTATCACCTGAACGGCAGCCTGAAACAGAGAGCCACCGGCGAACGTCTGCATAAGCTGATCTCCACGCATCCCAATGGCTATATGACGCCGCAGGAGTTCTGGGAGCTGGTGGTCACCTGTCTGTGCCTGAGGGGAAACTTTTACGCCTACAAAGTGAAAGCATTTGGCGAAGTGGCTGAACTGCTGCCCGTCGATCCCGGTTGTGTGGTACCGAAGCTTAACAGTAGCTGGGAGCCGGTCTATCAGGTCACATTCCCGGACGGCTCCACGGATGTGCTGAGCCAGGAGGATATCTGGCATGTGCGCACGCTGACGCTGGACGGACTGGTGGGGCTGAATCCCGTCGCCTATGCCCGCGAGGCAATATCGCTGGCGGCAGCGACTGAAGAGCACGGGGCCAGACTGTTCAGCAATGGTGCGGTGACGTCGGGTGTGTTGCGTACAGAGCAGACGCTGTCAGATCAGGCTTATGAGCGCCTGAAGAAAGATTTTGAGGAGCGTCACACCGGGCTTGGCAATGCTCACCGCCCGATGATCCTTGAGATGGGGCTGGACTGGAAGTCGATGGCGCTGAACGCCGAGGACAGCCAGTTCCTGGAAACCCGCAAGTTTCAGCTTGAAGAAATCTGTCGTCTGTTCCGGGTACCGTTGCACATGGTGCAGAACACCGATCGCGCCACCTTCAACAATATCGAAGAACTGGGGCTCGGATTTATCAACTATTCACTGGTGCCGTATCTGACCCGCATCGAACAGCGGATCAACACCGGACTGGTACGAAAAAGTAAGCAGGGCGTTTATTACGCCAAATTTAACGCCGGGGCGTTACTGCGCGGGGATATGAAGTCCCGTTTTGAAGCCTACGCCACCGGGATTAACTGGGGAATTTACTCTCCCAATGACTGCCGCGACCTGGAAGATATGAATCCGCGTCCCGGTGGGGATGTCTATCTCACACCGATGAACATGACCACGAAACCCTCCGATGGCAGTAAAGCCGGTAAGCAGAAGGATAACGCCAATGCAGACGAAACAACGTCTTGATGTACCGCTGAGTCTGAAATCTGTCAGTGACTCCGGTGAGTTTGAAGGGTATGGCTCCGTCTTTGGTGTAAAGGACAGCCACGATGATGTGGTGATGTCTGGGGCATTTGCTGCTTCCCTGCGGGCGTGGAGTGACAGAAAAGCGTTACCTGCGCTGCTCTGGCAGCACCGCATGGATGAGCCCATCGGTGTTTACACCGAAATGAAGGAAGACGATGTCGGGCTTTACGTCAGGGGGCGGTTGCTCATTGATGATGATCCCCTGGCAAAACGCGCACATGCACACATGAAGGCCGGTTCGTTAACCGGCCTTTCTATTGGGTACGTCCTGAAGGACTGGGAATACGACCGGACGAAAGAAGCCTTTCTGCTGAAAGAAATCGACCTCTGGGAAGTCAGTCTGGTGACGTTCCCGTCTAACGACGAGGCACGGATCAGCGACGTCAAGAACGCGCTGGCCCGCGGGGAAATCCCCGAACAGAAAAAAATCGAAAGAGTCCTGCGTGATGTCGGACTCTCCCGTACCCAGGCCAAAGCATTCATGGCCGGGGGCTATAGCGCACTGTCCCTGCGCGACGCTGAGGATGTGAGCTCTGCACTGAATGCACTGAAAAATCTGAACTTCTAATCAGGAGAAATACGATGGCGGTAGATATTAAAGATGTCGAACAGGTCGCGCAGGAGCTGCAGCAGAAGTTTGACGACTTCAAAGCAAAGAACGACAAGCGCGTGGATGCGATTGAGCAGGAAAAAGGCAAACTTGTCGGGCAGGTGGAAACCCTGAACGGGAAACTCAGCGAGCTGGAAAATCTCAAAAGCGACCTTGAAAAAGAGCTGCTTGAGCTGAAACGTCCGGCAGGTGGAGCGCAAAATAAACTGGCCACCGAGCATAAAGAGGCGTTTGTGGGCTTCCTGCGTAAAGGCCGTGAAGACGGTCTGCGCGATCTGGAGCGTAAGGCATTGCAGGTGGGTACCGATGAAGACGGTGGCTACGCCGTGCCGGAAGAACTGGATCGCAACATTCTTAACCTGCTGAAAGATGAAGTGGTGATGCGTCAGGAAGCCACGGTGATCACCGTTGGCGGTTCCGACTACAAAAAACTGGTGAATCTGGGCGGTACGGCTTCCGGATGGGTGGGGGAAACGGATACGCGATCCCAGACTGCCACCTCCAGACTGGAGCTGATTGAACCTCTCATGGGGGAAATCTACGGCAACCCGCAGGCTACCCAGAAAATGCTGGACGATGCCTTCTTCAACGTGGAGGCCTGGATCAACAGCGAGCTGGCAACCGAATTTGCCGAACAGGAAGAAATTGCCTTTACCTCAGGCGATGGCACCAAGAAGCCGAAAGGGTTCCTGGCGTATGAATCCACTGATGAAACCGACAAGGTCCGGGCGTTCGGCAAACTTCAGCATATTGTATCCGGCGAAGCGACCGCGGTGACCGCAGACGCCATTATCAAACTGATTTACACGCTGCGTAAGGCACACCGCACTGGCGCGAAGTTCATGATGAACAACAACAGCCTGTTTGCCATCCGTCTGCTGAAAGACACCGAGGGTAACTATCTGTGGCGTCCGGGGCTGGAACTGGGGCAGCCGTCCTCTCTGGCGGGTTACGGTATCGCTGAAAACGAACAGATGCCGGATATCGCCGCTGATGCGAAAGCCATTGCATTTGGTAACTTCAAACGGGGTTACACCATCGTTGACCGTATCGGCACCCGCATTCTGCGTGACCCGTACACCAATAAACCGTTTGTCGGTTTTTATACCACCAAGCGCACCGGCGGGATGCTGGTCGATTCGCAGGCCATCAAACTGCTGAAGATTGCAGCGGCGTAATCACTCAGGGGCGCGGAACCGCGCCCCCTGTTCTGACGGGTGAAGAATCATGATCCTGAAACAAGATCTGAAATGGTCACCGGACGGTATGCGTGTTGAGGTCATTCGGGCCGGTGAGTATGACGACGGGGCGCTTCCTGCCCGGGTGCAGGAGATTGCACTTCAGGCCGGGTTAGCAGAGCGCGGAACCAGTGCAAAAAGCAGTAAAGCGGCAAAAGAGAAAAAAGCCACGACCAGTAAAGAGGGCTGAGTATGCTTCTGACAATGGAAGAGATTAAAGCCCAACTCCGGCTGGATGAGGATTTCGATGCTGATGACCGCCATCTGCAACTGCTGGCCTGTGCGGCGCAAAAGCGGACGGAAACGTATCTGAACCGGAAGCTCTATGCACCGGATGAAACCATTCCGGACAGCGATCCGGACGGGCTGCACCTGCCGGATGATATTCGTCTGGGGATGCTGATGCTTATCAGCCATTTTTACGAAAACCGCTCGTCGGTTACGGAAGTGGAGAAACTCGACATGCCGCAGAGTTTTGGCTGGCTTGTTGGCCCGTACAGGTACTTTCCGCAATGAAAATTCGTCAGGCGCAGACCAGCGCAACCTACATTCTGCCGGACCCCGGTGAACTGAATAAACGCGTCCTGATCCGCCTGCGGGTGGATATGCCCGCGGATAACTTTGGCGTGGAGCCTCAATACCCGGTTACGTTCCGGACATGGGCGAAGGTTATCCAGACCAGTGCCACCACCTGGCAGGAAACCGCGCAGACCGGGGACGCCATCACCCATTACATCACCATTCGTTACCGCCGGGGGATCACCGCTGATTATGAGGTGGTCTGCGGTGACAGTGTGTACCGGGTGAAACGTCAGCGCGATCTGAACGGGGCGCGGCGCTTTCTGCTGCTGGAGTGTACGGAGCTGGGTGAATGTAGGCAGAGTCACGGAGGCAACAATGACGACTTCCTTTTTGCACGTTGATTTTCAGCAGCCCGCGGAGATGCGCTTTAACCGCGCCCGTGTCCGGCGGGCGTTTATCACGATTGGGCAGCGTCATATGCGTGATGCCCGTCGGCTGGTGATACGCCGTGCGCGGTCGGCACCGGGTGAAAACCCCGGTTATCAGACCGGACGCCTGGCTCGTTCGATTGGTTACATGGTACCCAGAGCCAGTAAACATCGCCCTGGTTTTATGGCACGTATAGCCCCTAACCAGCGTAATGGAGAGGGAAACCGACGTATCACCGGTGATTTTTATCCGGCTTTTTTGTTCTATGGCGTGAGGCGAGGGGCAAAGCGTCGTCGCAGCCATCATCGTGGTGCATCCGGTGGCAGCGGCTGGCGACTGGCTCCACGTAATAACTTTATGGTGGAAACGCTTGAAAAGAACCGCAGCTGGACACGCTATTTTCTGGCGCGGGAATTACGTAAATCACTGAAGCCGGAGCGACGACGCAGATGAAACTGACGCCTGTTATTGCTGCGCTGCGTGCCCGCTGCCCGTATTTTGAAAACCGGGTGGCAGGCGCGGCACAGTTCAAAAATCTGCCGGAGGTCGGAAAGCTGAGACTCCCGGCGGCGTATGTGGTACCGGGTGATGACTCTCCGGGAGAAAACAAAAGCCAGACCGACTACTAGCAGGAGCTGAAAGAGGGTTTCTCCGTGGTTGTCATACTGAGTAACGGGCGTGATGAGCGCGGTCAGTTTGCCTCGTATGATGTGGTGGACGATGTCCGGCAGATGCTCTTTAAGGCCCTGCTGGGCTGGAACCCGGAAGCGTGCGGTAACCCGATTACCTATGACGGCGGCACGCTGCTGGATCTGAATCGTCATGAGCTGATTTATCAGTTCGATTTTTCGGTCATCAGCGAGCTGACCGAAGACGATACCCGCCAGCAGGATGATCTGAACAGTCTGGATGAACTGCAAACGCTGGCGATTGATGTTGATTATCTCGAGCCCGGTAACGGGCCTGACGGCGATATCGAACATCACACCGAAATAACCCTTCCTTCCTGAGGATCCTCATGTTTGTCAAACCTGTTAAAGGGCGGTCAGTGCCTGACCCTGCCCGCGGCGACCTTTTGCCCGCCGAAGGGCGAAATGTTGACGAGAACAACTACTGGCTGCGCCGTGAAGCAGCGGGTGATATCCGGCGCGTGAATAAAAAGGTGAACACCGATGACGATAAGCTTTAACACCATTCCGTCGAATACGCTGGTTCCGTTGTTTTATGCGGAAATGGATAACCAGGCGGCGAATACTGCACAGGACAGCGGAGCATCGCTGCTGATTGGTCATGCCAATAACGGTGCAGAGATTGTTGCCAACAGTCTGGTACTGATGTCGTCGGCAGACTATGCACGCCAGATTTGTGGTGCGGGAAGTCAGCTGGCGCGTATGGTCGAGGCTTATCGCCAGACTGACCCGTTTGGCGAGCTGTATGTGATTGCCGTTCCTGAATCCACAGGTGCGGCGGCAACAGTTACGCTGACGGTGACCGGGGCGGCAACCGAAACCGGCACGGTGAATGTGTATGTAGGACGTACCCGCGTGCAGGCACCGGTGACTAACGGCGATAACGTCACGATGATTGCCAGCAGTATCCAGGATGCCATCAATGCCGTTCCGACCCTGCCGTTTACGGCTTCATCTTCGGCAGGCGTGGTCACACTGACCGCGCGTCATAAGGGGCTTTGTGGGAATGAAATTCCTGTCAGCCTCAATTACTACGGCTTTGGTGGGGGCGAAGTGCTGCCAGCGGGCGTACAGATTGCCGTGGCGACGGGTACCGCCGGAACGGGCGCTCCGGTTCTCACCGGCGCGGTGGCTGCAATGGCGGATGAGCCGTTTGATTATATCGGTCTGCCGTTCAACGACACGGCCTCTGTTAACACGCTGGTGACCGAGATGAACGATACCAGCGGTCGCTGGAGCTATGCGCGTCAGCTGTATGGTCATGTGTATACGGCAAAGGCCGGCACACTGTCAGAACTGGTGACCGCAGGTGACCAGTTTAACCAGCAGCACATTACCCTGGCGGGGTACGAAAAAGAGACCCAGACGCCTGCCGACGAGCTGGCGGCAAGCCGTACCGCCCGCGCAGCGGTGTTTATCCGCAACGATCCGGCACGTCCCACGCAGACCGGTGAGCTGGTGGGTATGCTGCCTGCGCCGAAGGGGAAACGGTTCACGATGACCGAACAACAGACCCTGCTGTCTCATGGCGTGGCAACGGCGTATGTCGAAAGCGGGGTACTGCGCATTCAGCGTGATGTCACCACGTACAGGAAAAACGCTTACGGGGTTGCGGATAACAGTTACCTCGACAGTGAGACGCTGCATACCAGCGCGTATGTACTGCGCAAACTGAAATCCGTCATTACCAGTAAGTACGGGCGTCACAAGCTTGCCAGTGACGGTACCCGCTTTGGTCCCGGTCAGGCGATTGTCACCCCGGCGGTGATCAAAGGGGAACTGCTGGCAACCTACCGTCAGCTTGAGCGTGCGGGGATCGTGGAAAACTACGAACTGTTTAAGCAGTACCTGGTTGTGGAGCGTGATGCCAGCGATCCGAACCGCCTGAACACGCTGTTCCCGCCTGACTATGTTAACCAGCTGCGTATCTTTGCCGTGGTTAATCAGTTCCGTCTTCAGTATTCAGAGGAGTCTGCATAATGGCCCGTATCGGGGGAACCTGTTATTTCAAAATTGACGGTCAGCAGCTATCGCTGACCGGCGGCATTGAGGTGCCCATGAACAAAACGGTTAACGATGACATCATCGGCCTGGACGGTTCAGTGGACCGCAAGGAAACTCACCGTGCGCCTTATGTCAAAGGGACCTTCAAGGTGCCGAAGAATTTTCCGGTAAGCAAAATCACCTCGTCTGATGAGATGACCATCACTGCCGAGCTGGCGAACGGTCAGGTCTATGTACTGTCGTCTGCCTGGCTGCACGGCGAAGCGAACCATAATGCCGAAGAAGGCACGGTTGATCTTGAGTTCCACGGTGAAGAAGGGGATTACCAGTAATGAAAGAGCTTGAGTTAAAGAAACCGATTACTGCTCATGGCGAGACACTCTCCGTACTGGAGTTTGATGAACCCACCGGGAAGGATGTCCGCGAGCTGGGGTATCCCTACCAGATGAATCAGGATGAGTCAGTCAGACTTCTGGCGCATGTGGTGTCGAAATACATTGTGCGGCTGGCGAAAGTGCCGCAAAGCTCTGTCGACCAGATGTCTCCGGCAGACCTGAATGCAGCGGCGTGGCTTGTGGCTGGTTTTTTCCTCCAGGCCTGACGGCTGAATACCTCACTGATCGCTTCTTTGACTGCGCCAGCTACTGGCGCATTAATCCTTTCGAATTGCTGAATATGCCGATCAGTGAAATTCCCTTGCTGGTCAGTCAGGCAAACAGGATAGAGCAGGAGAAACGCACACATGGCGGAATTTGAGCTTAAGGCGTTGATCACCGGTGTCGACAGGCTTTCTCCCGCGCTGTCGAAAATGCAAAAGAAAATCCGGGGATTTAAACGCCAGGCGGAAGAAGCGTCACAGGGTGGGCTGGCGCTTGGTGGCGGACTGGCAGCGGGTCTGACGCTTTCCCTGAAATCTTATGCCGATCAGGAAAACGCCGCCACCGGGCTGAAAGTCGCCATGATGGATGCGAACGGCGAGGTTGGAAAGAGCTTTCAGGACATCAATAAACTGGCTATTGGCCTGGGTAACCAGCTACCCGGTACAACGGCTGATTTCCAGAACATGATGCAGATGCTGGTGCGTCAGGGGATCCCGGCAGAAAACATTCTTGGCGGTGTGGGTAAAGCGACAGCTTATCTTGCGGTACAACTGAAAAAAACACCGGAAGCGGCTGCCGAGTTTGCTGCAAAGATGCAGGATGCTACCGGAACGGTGTCAGAAGACATGATGGGGCTGTTCGACACTATCCAGAAGGCGTTTTATCTGGGTGTTGACGATACCAACATGTTGTCCTTCTTCACTAAAACCAGCTCTGTTCTGAAGATGGTGAACAAGGACGGTCTTCAGGCTGCACAGAGCCTTGCCCCCATCAGCGTCATGATGGATCAGATGGGGATGAACGGGGAGTCGGCAGGTAACGCCCTGCGAAAAGTTATCCAGTCCGGATTAAGCGTTAAGAAAATCAGGGACGTCAATAAAATCATGGCCCGCCAGAAACTCGGGGTACAGCTCGATTTTACTGACGGCAAAGGAAGTTTTGGCGGTCTTGATAACATGTTCAGGCAACTGGCAAAGCTGCGAAAACTGACCGACGTTAAGCGAACAGGTGTACTTAAGGCAATATTTGGTGATGATGCCGAAACCCTTCAGGTGGTCAATGCACTAATCGATAAAGGAAAGGATGGCTACGATCAGATCCAGCAAAAGATGAATAAACAGGCCAGCCTGAATAAACGTGTTCAGGCCCAGCTTGGTACGCTGTCCAACCTGTGGGAGGCAATGACGGGGACCGCAACTAACGGCCTTGCGGCTATTGGCGGCGCATTTTCTGGTGACGCCAAAAATATCACGCAATGGCTGGGGGAGTTAGGGGAAAAATTCACGAAGTTTGCGGATGAAAATCCCCGGGTTATTCGCGGCGTCGTCGGGCTTGCTGCCGGTCTTGCGATTCTGAAACTGGGATTGATGGGCGTTGGCGGTGCCATCAGTATTGTCAGCAGGATCATGTCGATGACGCCGATTGGAATGATTGCGACGGCGATAGCCCTGGCTGCGGGATTAATTATCACTAACTGGGATGTTGTCGGACCTTATTTCAAGAAGCTCTGGGAAACCATTGGTCCTTATTTTGAGGCTGGCTGGGAACTTCTGAAGAAGGTTTTTGCCTGGTCGCCGCTGGGGATGGTAATCAATAACTGGGGACCGGTTGTTAAGTGGTTTCAGGATATGTGGGACAAACTGAAGCCAATTATTGAGTGGTTTACCGACAGTTCCGGTGACACGGTCGATGCCATTAACTCTGCGCAGTGGGGCGCGGGTGCTTATGATGCTTATGGGACGGGAATACCGGCACGGGGATACACACCTTATCAGGCGGTAGATCCGGCTCAGTCAAACAACGCCTCCGGTGCCACAGGCCCGAATCCCTTCATGATTAACAAAGCTTCTGCGCCAAAAGTTGATGGTGAGATCAAGGTCTCTTTTGTGAATTCGCCTCCGGGTATGCGGGTTATGGAAACGCGATCCAGCGGTTTTGATGTCAGCCATGATGTTGGCTATACGCGCTTTGGCAGGTAATGAAAAATTAATCTGTTAATGAGTCCCACTCCGGTGGGATTTTTTATGTACGGAGTTTATATGACGTGGAAAGACAGACTTCAGGACGCGTCATTTCGCGGTGTGCCGTTTAAGGTTGAAGAAGAAAGTGCGGGAACCGGTCGTCGTGTGGAAACGCACGAATACCCGAACCGCGACAAGCCCTATACTGAAGATCTGGGAAAAGTCACTTTCCGCCCGTCCATCACGGCTTATGTGGTGGGAGATGACTGCTTTGACCAGCGCGATCGCCTGATTGACGCGCTGAATAAACCCGGTCCCGGCACGCTTGTCCATCCGACATACGGTGAGCTGAAAGTCTGTGTTGACGGGGAGGTTCGGGTCAGCACATCGAAGAGTGAAGGGCGTATTGTCCGCTTTGACCTGAAGTTTGTCGAAGCGGGAGAACTCTCTTACCCCACATCAGGTGCGGCGACGGCGCAGACGCTGATGTCATCCTGTTCTGCACTGGATGACTGCATCAGTGACAGCTTCAGCGGTTTCAGTATCGATGGCGTAGCGGATTTTGTGCAGAACGACGTCGTTGGTAATGTCAGCACAATGCTTGGGTATGTTTCTGATGCGATGAAAGTGGTGGATTCTGCCGTATCGGATGCGGCCAGGCTGTTGCAGGGGGATATCTCGGTACTTCTGCCGCCACCATCGTCAGGCAAAAATTTCGTTGAGCAGGTGCAGAAAATGTGGCGTACCGGGAAACGCCTTTATGGTAACGCCAGCGACCTGGTCACCATGATCAAAACGCTTTCCGGTGTCAGCCTCGGCAGCGATCTGCAACCGCGCGGCGTCTGGAAAACGGACAGTAAAACCACCGCCACGGCTACGCAGCAGCGTAACGTGGTTGCCAGCACCCTTCGTACGACCGCAATCAGCGAAGCGGCGTATGCCGTCACCCGATTGCCTGCGCCAACAACTTCCGCGGTGATGCAGAATGCCGCAGTGGGGCAGGCAACAACACCCGCGCAGAGCACTGGCTGGCCTTCCGTCACGCATCCGGCACTGAACAATGCACCGGCGGTGAAAAGCACGGTTGACCTGCCGACGTGGGAAGAACTGACTGACATTCGCTACACACTGAATACGGCAATTGATAAGGAGTTGTCCCGTACAACCAGTGATGCGCTGTTTCTGGCGCTGCGCCGGGTGAAAGCAGATCTGAATGCGGATATCAACACGCGCCTTGAACAGTCTGCACGGATCATTCAGCGCACGCCGGATGAGGTTTTACCCGCGCTGGTGCTGGCGGCGACCTGGTTTGATAACGCGGCGCGTGACGCGGACATTATCCGGCGTAATGCCATTACGCATCCCGGCTTTGTGCCGGTGATCCCTCTGAAGGTGCCAGTGCAATGAACGACAATGTCACGCTACGGGTAAATGGCCGGGAGTGGAATGGCTGGACATCGGTGCGCATCGGTGCCGGTATTGAACGGCTGGCGCGGGATTTCAGTGTGGAGATCACCCGCCAGTGGCCGGGAGATGAGGGTATCACCACGCTTCAGCCGCGCATTAAAAACGGTTCAAAAGTGGAAGTGCTGATTGGTGATGAGCTGGTGATCACCGGCTGGGTGGAGGCGACGCCCGTTCGTTACGATGCCCGTTCGGTCAGCACCGGTATTGCCGGACGTAGTCTGACGGCTGACCTGATTGACTGTGCAGCCGAACCGACACAGTTTAACGGACGCTCGCTGGTGCAGATTGCGCAGGCGCTTGCTGCGCCTTTCGGCATTGAGGTGGTGAACAGCGGTGCGCCGTCGGGTGTTATTCCTGACGTCCAGCCTGATCACGGTGAAACGGTGATTGAGGTAATCAACAAAATACTCGGTCAGCAGCAGGCACTGGCTTACGACGACCCGTACGGCAGGCTGGTGATTGGCGGTATTGGCTCAACGCGGGCACATACCGCGCTGGTACTCGGGGAAAACATCCTTTCCTGTGATACGGAGAAGAGTATCCGGGAGCGGTTTTCAGTTTACCAGGTGGCGGGGCAGCGTGCCGGAAACGACGATGATTTCGGTGAGGCCACCACCACCGCGCTGCGGGCCCGCACAGAGGACGCATTTATTGCCCGTTACCGTCCGATGTATATCAGGCAGACAGGGCAGGCCACGGGGGCAGGCTGTATTGCGCGTGCTGACTTTGAAGCCCGACAACGGGCGGCGCGGACGGATGAAACCACCTATGTGGTGCAGGGCTGGCGACAGGGTAACGGTACGCTGTGGCAGCCCAACCAGCGGGTGATTGTCTTTGATCCGGTCTGTGGTTTTGACAATACCGAACTGCTTGTTTCGGAAGTCACGTTTACTCAGGACCAGAACGGCACCCTGACGGAAATCCGTGTCGGCCCACCTGATGCTTATCTGCCTGAACCCGAAGCCCCCGGCGCGCGGAAAAAGAAAAAAGCCAGAGTACAGGAGGACCCGTTCTGATGAGGACGATTGAAGCCATGCAGCGACAACTCCTCGGCCTGATTGGGCGGGCCGTGGTGAAAAGCATCAGTGCCGCCACGAAATGTCAGACCGTGGATGTGTCCCTGATTGCCGGTGAACCCAAAGCCGGGGTTGAACATCTTGAACCCTACGGTTTTACCGCAAGGGCAAACAGCGGTGCGGAAGCGGTGGTGTTGTTTCCGGATGGCGACCGTTCTCATGCGGTGGTTGTTACGGTGTCGGACCGGCGCTACCGCCTGAAAGGGCTGCAGACGGGTGAGGTGGCTGTCTATGACGATCAGGGGCAGTCTGTGACGCTGACCCGGGAGGGGATCGTGGTGGACGGTGCAGGGAAAACGATCACGTTTCGCAATGCACCTGAAGCACGTTTTGAAATGGATCTGGAAGTGACCGGACAGGTGAAAGACCTGTGCGACTCCGGCGGCACCACCATGTCAGCGATGCGGCTTGCCTATAACGGGCATCGTCACAGAGAGAACGGTCAGGGCAGTAACACCGACAAACCTGATAAAGCGATGGAGGCATGATGGAACTGTGGCTGACGGTGAACGGTAAACGCACCTGCGCCAGCGCACCGCTGGATCCGCTGACCCGCGCCGTGGTGATTTCCCTGTTCACCTGGCGGCGGGCGGAGCCTGATGACAATGCCGACGTCCCGATGGGATGGTGGGGGGATACCTGGCCTGCGGTACAGAATGACCGTTACGGCTCCCGACTGTGGCTGCTTCAGCGCAGCAAACTGACCAATCAGCTGGTGCAGACGGTAAGGGGATATATCCGCGAATGCCTGCAATGGATGATTGATGACGGCGTGGTGTCCCGTATTGATCTGGATATCCGCCGCACCGGGATTAATGAGCTGGGTAACAGTATCACCCTCTGGCGTCGTGATGGACCAGTAGTGATTTCTTTTGATGATCTGTGGAGTGCGATAACGCATGGCGGACAGTGAATTTCAGCGCCCGACGCTGGCAGAAAATATCAGTATGCTCCGTAACGATTTATTCGCCAGGCTGGACGTCAGCGACACGCTCCGGCGCATGGATGAAGACGTGCGGGCAAAGGTGTATGCGGCGGCGCTGCATACGGTCTACGGTTACATCGATTATCTGGCAATGAATATGCTGCCTGACCTGTGCGATGAGTCCTGGCTGGCGCGACATGCTGCGATGAAACGGTGTCCGCGCAAGGGAGCCACGGTTGCCAGCGGGTATATGCGCTGGGAAGGTGTCAGCGATGGCCTGAAGGTGACTGCCGGGAGTGTTATTCAGCGCGATGACCTGGTGCAGTACACGACAACTGACGATGCAATCAGCTCCGGTGGTGTCCTGCGCGTGCCGATCGCCTGCTCAAGTGCAGGTGCGGTCGGTAACGCTGACGACGGTACGGCATTAATCCTGGTCACGCCGGTGAATGGTCTGCCGTCTTCCGGTGTGGCTGACACCCTGACAGGCGGATTTGATACTGAAGAGCTGGAAACGTGGCGCGCCCGCGTCATTGAGCGGTATTACTGGACGCCGCAGGGCGGGGCTGACGGGGACTATGTCGTCTGGGCTAAAGAAGTGCCCGGCATTACCCGCGCATGGACATACCGTCACTGGATGGGAACGGGAACTGTCGGTGTGATGATTGCCAGCAGTGACCTGATTAATCCCATTCCGGAAGAATCAACGGAAACGGCGGCAAGACAACATATCGGGCCACTGGCCCCGGTGGCAGGCTCTGATTTGTATGTGTTCAGGCCGGTGGCACATACGGTGGATTTTCATATCCGCGTGACGCCGGACACACCGGAAATACGGGCTGCCATCACCGCCGAGTTGCGTTCGTTCCTGCTGCGTGATGGTTATCCGCAGGGAGAACTGAAGGTGTCGCGTATCAGTGAGGCGATTTCCGGTGCGAACGGGGAATACAGCCATCAGTTGCTTGCACCGGCGGACAATATCTCCATTGCAAAAAATGAACTGGCGGTACTGGGGACGATTTCATGGACGTGACAAACGATGATTACATCCATCTGTTGTCGGCACTGTTGCCCCCCGGTCCGGCATGGTCAGCCAGCGATCCGGCGATTGCCGGTGCGGCACCGTCATTAACCCGCGTTCATCAGCGTGCGGATGCCCTGATGCGGGAGCTGGATCCGCGCACCACCACTGAACTGATAAACCGCTGGGAGCGTCTGTGCGGCCTGCCGGATGAATGTATTCCTGCGGGAACGCAGACCCTTCGCCAGCGTCAGCAACGGCTGGATGCGAAGGTTAATCTGGCGGGCGGCATCAATGAGGATTTTTACCTTGCACAGCTTGCTGCCCTGGGCAGACCAGACGCCACCATCACGCGATACGATAAAAGCACTTTCACCTGCTCATCTGCCTGTACTGACGCGGTGAATGCGCCGGAATGGCGTTATTACGGGCAGGTCAACATGCCAGCCGCCACCAACACCACCTGGATGACATGTGGCGATCCCTGTGATTCCGCACTGCGTATCTGGGGCGACACCGTTGTCGAGTGTGTGCTTAACAAACTCTGCCCTTCGCATACCTACGTAATTTTTAAATATCCGGAGTAATCCATGCATCGTATAGACACGAAAACCGCGCAGAAGGATAAGTTCGGCGCGGGTAAGAACGGTTTTACCCGTGGTAACCCCCAGACCGGCACGCCTGCCACCGATCTGGATGATGACTACTTTGACATGTTGCAGGAAGAACTCTGCAGCGTGGTGGAGGCATCCGGTGCCAGCCTGGAGAAGGGGCGGCATGACCAGCTGCTTACCGCACTTCGCGCGCTGCTGTTAAGCCGCAAAAATCCGTTTGGCGATATCAAAGCGGATGGCACGGTGAAAACGGCTCTCGAAAACCTTGGTTTGGGAGAAGCGGCAAAACGGAATGTGGGAACAGGTTCAGGTCAGATACCGGATATGAGTAGCTTTGCATCAGCACTCTCTTCGAGTGGCTACCAGAAATTACCTTCTGGACTAATTATTCAGTGGGGGGCGGCTGTTGCTGGAATTGGCAGCACTGGGGGTACAGGAAATGTAGTCTCATTCCCTGTTGCATTCCCCAGATATTGCGCCCAAATAATTACATCTTACGATAATGGAAGCTCGTCAATCATTGCTGGTGCAGCAGGAAACCAAACTACCACTCAATTTCTTTTACGTTGTGGTGCAACCGGTGGTAGTTATAACTTCCGCTGGTTAGCCGTGGGGTATTAATTATGGATAACTACTATTTTTCACCTTCGACTTTGGCATTTTATCCTGAAGATCTCATGTTGTTATATGAAGCAGCAGGAACTTTACCTGATGATATTATTTCTGTGCCACATGAAATATTTGCTACTTATTCAGGAGAGCCACCACGAGGAAAAAAGCGAGGTACTACAGAAGATGGGCTGCCCACCTGGAGTAATCTGCCGCCTTTAAGTCATGAGGAAGAAGTTGAGGTTGCGGACGCCCAAAGACAGTTTCGTATTGATGAGGCGAACGACTACATGAATAGTAAGCAATGGCCAGGTAAAGCCGCTATTGGTCGTCTGAAAGGCGAGGAACTGGCGCAATATAATTCGTGGCTGGATTATCTGGACGCACTGGAGCTGGTCGATACTTCCGGTGCGCCAGATATTGAATGGCCTACGCCTCCGGCAGTTCAGGCCAGATGACATCCGGCGCGATGCTTGTATCTATTGCCGCCACCGCATCAATGTAATCAAGCACAGCGTTAAGCCGAGCGGTTTCTGCCTGCGTCAATTTACGTCCGGCCTGTAATTTCAGTTGAATCAGACTGATGGAAGCCATAGCAGCATCAATCAGCGACTGGCGTGGTGACGAGAACAGTTGCATCTTACAACCGTATTTTTCTGGACAACTGTAGGATATACGGACCGGGATTTGGAAGTAGCGGCGGTAAACGAACAGGGATTTTCGATTTTTCATCATGTGTGTTCGGGTGGTTATCAGCAATAACCGGCGTCGATGAAACTACAAACACTAGTATCGGTTCGCTGTTTGGTTCGGCGGAAAATAATAACACTGCTACAGGGAAGATGTCGGGATGTGCCATTCTGGTTCCATCTAACTCTTTCCAGCAGGTTGATGCAACCTTCAAAACAAGAGTGACATCAGGTTACACGAACCCTGGCGTGTATCAGTAAAAATGGGTGGGAATTACCCACCCTTACCACTAGTTTACAGGGATGTTAATTATCTGAAGAGTTCCAGAAAGATCGTAAGTTCCCACCTCAATGTTTATAATATCGCCTTTGTTGATTGACTTCGCGGTCCAACTATAATCTGTTAGCTTTGTTGATTTGGGCCAGAAGTCAGTATAAACAGGTCGTTTTTCGCCTTTATAAGTAATTCTGAGATAAACTTTAGGACCCTGCTTGAAGTTATCGGATGAAAGGTCATTATTCGTTTTAAGCACAATAAGGTCATTGCTTTTAGCAATATATATGCTTTCCAGAATAGTTTCCTTAGCTGGAATCATTGTCTTGCCAACCTTGATTTCATTGGATTCGGGAAGCATGGAATAATCAAAAGTTGAGTTAGACTTTCTGATCCGCGAAACGCCGAAGTATTCACCATACGTATTCACCGAGTGGTACATATCAAACTTATCACCCTTCGACAGAAGTTTTGGGAAGTAAAAATCAGGGATCATGAAATCTTTTTTCCCCTGACGCTTCATTTCTGCAATAACGCTCATGCGCACATCATTTTGCATGAATGCTGACTTATATGATTTGTACATGAAGTAATAGGACGGCGCGAAGTATGCTAACAGTATTGCAGCAAGGCCAGCAAAAAATAGCTTAATAGAAGTTCCGTGATAAGCCTGATTTAACGCAAAAGACATAGAGACAAGCATCAAAACCAGGGTTCCGTTGCCTGAGCGAGGCGGATACCCCGGAGCTGCAGCCATCATTGCTACAGAGAGAAGAGAGGCAGACAGGAACGCCGCTGAGCAAATGACCCTAGATTTCAACGTATCTTTCTCTACTGCATTCAAGCAACCCGCAAGCAGTGACACACCAATTATCAGCAGTGGTATCCATAGCATACCCATCATTTCTGGTGCGCGGCTATAAAAGTGCTCATCAAGCCTGTCCACCATGGGTTTGTCATACCAATATGTAAAATACTTAGCTCGAGCAGCGTTCCCAGGAGATAGCACCAATATCGCATAACCAATGATGGCGCTGAATGAGTAGAAAGCAAATGAGTAGTTACGCTCTTTTTTAAGGAAATATCCAACAGCAAAGAAAATCGCTGGAGCTGCGACGGCAATAAAACCTGTATTTTCATTTGAACATCCAGCAGCTAAGGCAAGGAGCAATGAAACAATAGACAAACTATACTTTTTATTAAAGTAATCTTTAAATATTGAAAGCAAGAATAGGCATAGTATAACGTTGGTCCATAAGTAGTTCGCAGACCCAACCAACCAGAAGGTAGTTTGTCCTATGTTGGTATTTGATATCCAATATGTAAGGAAAATAATTATGGATACAACAATGAACCCAGAACTCGACTGTTTATTTGTTGTGGTGTAACCGATTTTTGTTAAGCAAAATGTTAATAAAACTGGAGCCAGTGAATTTATCGCCGCTCTGATGTAATGATTATCAATGAACAGTATAAATCCACTGATATAGTCAGCTATTACGCGCCCACTCCACGTAAAGTAGTGATTAATATGGGATTCTAAACTTATTCCCTTCAATGCATATGCATAATCATCTGAATGCATTGGTGTATGCAATGCAATTCCAAGTGTTAATACATACATTAGAAGATATACAAGAGATATTTTTATCTTATCGACGTTCATTTTTTATTCCTTTAATTATGTAACGTGGTCTTGATTTTACTTCGACATATATCCTGCCAATGTATTCACCAAGTACGCCAATACCTATCAACTGAATGCCACCAAGGAACAGAATAGACACAAGTAGTGATGGATAACCACGTACTGCATTACCGAATACCAGGGTGTCGAAAATCATCCAAGCTCCGTACAGAAACGATAATACAGCAACAATTAGGCCGATATAGGTCCACATGCGTAAAGGGACGGTAGAAAAGCTAGTGATACCTTCAAGGGCAAGATTCCATAGTTTCCATCCATTGAATTTTGAATCGCCAGCAACACGCTCAGCGCGTGCATATTCCACTACATCGGTACGCCCGCCAACCCAACTTAAAACCCCTTTCATGAAGAGATTTCTCTCAGGCATGAGCTTGATGTTCTCGACTACATCACGAGACATTAATCGAAAATCACCGACATTCTCTTCAATTTTTGGGTTGCTGATTTTGTTATGCAGTTTATAAAACCATTCGGCAGATTTTCGCTTCAAAGCGCTATCAGTTGAGCGGTCAGATCGCTTAGCCAGGACCATATCTGCTCCGCCCTGCCATTTCTCAATCAGATGAGGAATGACTTCAATCGGATCCTGAAGGTCAACATCAATTGGAATCACGGCATCGCCAGTTGCATGGTCTAACCCTGCAAACAATGCTGGTTCTTTACCAAAGTTGCGTGTAAATGACAGCGGAAAAACTAGCGGATCAGAAACAGCCAGAGCGTTAATGATTGACTCCGTAGCGTCTTTGCTGCCGTCATTTATGAAAACAATTTCCACTTCATATGGCTTCAACTCTTCGAATTCACGTACCGTTTTATAGAAAATTGGTATCGCTTCTTCTTCATTGAAGACAGGAACGACCAGAGATATCTTCATTATTTCGCATCCCTAAAGACAATGAACTTTGAATAGACGAAACCGCACACCAGGCTGATGGCGGAGAAGGTGACAAGAGTGACAATTGGAGGAAGTGAACATCTATCAGCAACCCACCCGACGACAACACTCAAGGTTCCCATGAATCCCACATATAACAAGTAACGCATCGTTGTAGTCGATGCTTTGAATGTGAATTTTGCATTCGCGAAGAAGCTAAAGCTCACAGCTACTATGAAACCTGCGAAGTTTGCCAGAGCCTGATTGGTATGCGCGGCATAGATACATACACCAAAAACCACCCAGTGTATAAGTGTGTTCAGCACACCAATCGAGGTGTACTTTGCAAATAGCTTTAACAT